TAAAGATGGTGCTAAGAAAACAAAAGACAAAGTAAAAACTGCTGCAGGTAAAGCAAAGAAGAATGCAAAGAAGTGATGAACAAATAAGGGTCTGTGCTGAGATAGGTAGTAATGTTCCCGTTGTTATAGGTAATTGTCCTAAATGTGGTTCAGGTAACAGATCCTTAGTTCTCACCAATTTTGCATTAAATGGTAGAAACCCCCAGGCAAGTATGGTATATTTTAAATGTATTGCTTGCCTGGGAACAATTGAAAAATTGATAATTGATGTTGCAGAGGATAGTTGATTATGGCAGCTAAGAAAAGAAAAACATACGTTTCAAAAGGTAAATTTAAAAGTGTTTCTAAGGATACACTGAGAGCAATGCGAAGTGATCGTACATATACAGATAAATTGCTGGACCAGCTTAAACATTGGGCAAGAGGAAAGAAAACCATGGTTACTATTCCAAACCCCAATAAGAATGAGACTAATAAACCTTTTATTAAAGTTGAGGGTAATCATCCTGCAGCATTTGGTCCCTGGAAAAGAGCAGACAAAGATACAGGTATAAGGACATCAAATGATTGAAGTATACGGTAGACCTAATTGTAATTGGTGTGTGGCGGCTAAACAATTATTAAATGAAAAAGGTATTAATTATCGTTACATTACTGTTGGAGAAGATGTTGGCATAACAGAGATTACAGAAATGTTTCCTGGTGTGAGAACAGTTCCTATTGTTGCAGTAGATGGAAAACGAATTGGTGGTTATGAAGAATTAAAAGTGTATCTTGAGGAGACAGCAGGTGGATTTGGTGATGGAGCTTTCTAAAACTAATATTCTGAGAATGCTAGAGTCCGGTGTTATAAACGTTAAGTTTACAAAAACGGATGGATCAGAGCGTGAAATGAAGTGTACGCTTATGAAAGAATTAGTTAAACCTCACGAAAAGAAAACTGATCGTGAGAAGAAGATAAATGAAAATATTATTTCAGTGTGGGATATTGATAAAGAAGGATGGAGATCCTTCAGATATGATTCAATTATTAGCGTTTATAAATAATATTATAAGCATTTTCCGCAATTGCTGATAATAGGAATAATCATGTCAGATCCAATTACTACCCCGTTAATGGCTAAGCTTATGTCTGGCCTAGGCGGTCTAGCCGGTGGAGTTTCATTTATGGCATTTTATAGACCTTGTAATGTTTGGGATGCTGCAGTTAGATCAGGTTTAAGTGTTTTAGCTGCTATTGTATTTGCACCAGTTTTATTAGAATGGTTAAAATTTAATATCACTTCTGATAATTTACTAGCAGCTTCTGTTGTTCTTGGTTTTTGTGCTTGGAGTGTATTATCATTTGCAGCACACACTCTAGTAGGATTACAGGATGAAAAGGTAAGTGTTAAGTTACCAGGTGGCATATTTAAAGTGAAAAAATAATTATATAATTGGATTTTTTGTTATGGAAAAGAATGAATTGAATAAGAATGCTCGGGGTGGTACTGAGCTGATGCAAGAACGTCTCCACAGCTCATTACCGGCTGACCTGTTGGAGAAATTTCAGATTATACCATCCCGAGTTCGTGATCTAGATCCAGATAAAAAGAAGATTCTGTGGTTACATGATCTTCCTGGTGATCCAGAATCTGAGCATCTAAAAGACCCAGAATTAAGAAAAAGATTTGATAAGGTAGTATGTGTATCTGATTGGCAGATGCAATTATATAATGTTATGTCAGGCCTACCTTATGCAGAGTCTGTTGTCATTAAAAATGCTATCAACCCTATTGAAATAGAATCAAAACCTTTTGATGGAACTGTTAGATTAATTTATCATACCACCCCTCATCGTGGTCTTGAGATTCTTGTTCCAGTCTTTGAAGAATTATCTAATACATATAAAGATATTCATTTAGATGTATACTCATCGTTCAGTATCTATGGATGGGAACAACGTGACGAACAATATAAACAACTGTTTGATCGTTGTAAAGCACACCCTCAGATCACCTACCATGGTGCTGTATCTAATGAGGAAGTAAGAGAAGTCCTTAAGAAATCGCACATCTATGCTTATCCTTCAATCTGGCCAGAGACAAGCTGTCTATCTGTGATTGAAGCTATGTCAGCTATGAATATTGTTGTGTGTCCAAACTTTGCAGCCCTCCCAGAGACCTGCGCTAACTTTGCAATGATGTATCCCTGGAATGAAAATAAGAATATGCATGCAGTTCAATTTGCACACACTCTTTCATATGCAATAGATCTTATCCGACAACAAAATGGTCAACCTAGTACTGTACTAGAGTTTCAAAAACAATATTTTGATTATTTCTATGGGTGGGAAAGAAGAAAAGGTGAGTGGGAAGCACTACTCAGATCATTTTTGGTATAAAAAAATGGGGAGTTAAGAAACTCCCCATTCTACTTTCTGTATACTAAGAATTAACATATCTCTTAGATATCTATTGTATTCAGATATGGCTTTTCGCCTAGACATATTCTTTCTAGTAAACTTACGCCCATCCTTAAATACTATCCTGACATAATGATCTTCTGTCATAGATTATTTCCTATATTAGAATGGTGTGATGAACGAACGCTTATCACTTGAAGGATACCAATTTATCTCACCCAATTTTCTTTTTATAAAGAATAGGGCCTGTGATTCATTAGATGCTAAAACCTTCATCACCGTTTTTATTTTTAAATCTTGAACATCTCTAAATTTAAAACGATACACGAACATTTTATTTTCTCCCCACATATTCCATGACATAGGTTTCAGATCCATCAGGATGCTTATGTGAACGAATAATCTTATATCCGCGACCATGAAGATCACGAAGACGTTTCACACAATAACGAGGTTGACCTGTAAAAGTCTTGAACATATTAAAATCCTTCATAAAAACGAATATCTGATTCAGAGGTGTAAGGATCCAATTCACGGATCACTTTGACCAACTCCTCACGAAGCCGATCAATCTTGGCCAGGAACGCATTAGCAAGACCATAAGCCTCAGCATCCATTGCGATGCTATAATTGCGTTCCATAAAATCAAGCGAAGAACGAATCTGCTCAACTGTAAAATTTGAATAATTGCTCATTTCTCTCTCCATTCTTTATATTATTAATATACAATATTTTGAAAAAAATATCAACAGAAAAAAAACCTAATGATTTCAATGGGTTAGTTTTTTTACTAAGTCATTGAAAAATAACAGCTTTTTTTGCCTAAAAAATCTCAATAAAAACAAGCATTTAAATAGACCCCGGCCTAACCTATTATAATATAACGATAATTTTTTTGTTGATATTTTTTTCAAAATATCATATATTAATAATATAAGGAATGGAGATGAAACAAATGGACGCCATTATCGCAGTTTTTTCAGCTTATTCATGGGTCTTTATATTAGGATTCGGTATCATGGCTATTACAACTTTGTATGAGCTCATCACAGAAAAAGAGTGACATTTTTTTCAAAATATCATATATTAATAATATAAGGAATGGAGAGAGAAATGACAACCGATCAAGAAATGGCAATGTTTGGTATGGATCAACAAAGCATCTATGACCAATATATTAATTCAATTACAACTCAGCTTTCTGGAATTGAGATGACAGTGATGTCAATTCTTTCAGATGCTCAGCATGTGATGGAGCATGGTGATCAAGAACGTGCCCGTAAGTATATGAACATTGCTAAGTTTATTCTTTCAGAAATGATGGATGAGAAGCGGAGCCGCTAATATGTTTGGTAAGCCTACAGAAAAAGATGTTCATAATAATCTAGATGAACATTTTGCTACTCATGATAAATGGTACGACGAAAAGCTCTCACGTTTTCATCGTTCATGGGTTCGCAAGAACTCTGATAAGTTTTATATAGTGAAAAGGTCAGAGCACCTGACTGGTCAGCCGGTCTATAAGTATGGCAATAAGATTGGTCCTCAGTATAGTGCTCGCGGCGAGCATGTCGGTTGGGGTGGTTCTTATTGGTCATATACTTGGGAAATTCATAAGATTATAGGAGTATGATATGTCTACGTTAGCTCTGTCAGAAGACTATTTCAGAATGCAACAGAACTATATTGATCAGTATGTAGTTACAAGTAAGAGCAGAACATATTCTAGGAAGCGTATCGACCTTCTTGTTGAAGAAGGTTGGAAGGTAAAGTCTCAGTCAGTGGATAAAGATGGTTTTATTCGAACTGTAATGGTGAAGTAATGCAGCTATCATATAATATGACAGATACCAAGACTGGTAAGGTCTTTGGTGTATACAATGAAAAAGTTTCTGGTGGTATCATGGACTACTATGTAGGTCCATTTGATACTATTGAGGAATGTAAACAATGGTGTGATGAATATACTGATATTTGGCGTATGGGTTATAATGGACGAGCTAGTTTAACTTACATTGATAATAAGCATTATGCAGCTTGTTCCAGATGGACATCTTGTGATTAAAGGAATTTGTCATGAATAAAGACGTTGCTTTTATAATAGAAAAGATTGATAATATGTTAAATATTATTAATTCTGTTAGAAATGAACCTACACCTGATTGGGTTAATCAACACGATTACGCATCGGGTTACTTTGTTGGTAGAAAAAGTTCATCTAATATAAATGCTGTCAATCTATCAACTATTAAAGATATGTTGGAAAAATTAAATGACAAAGTCTCTTCTTAATGTAAAGTCTAAGAAACCTAAGGCTGCCCGAAAGACCAAGAGTGAAAATTATTTGGTCAATTGGAAGTACTTAGGTGATGAACCAAAGAACATTGAGACTAAAGTAGATTTGATTAAAGCTTTGCATTGGTATAATGTTATGGCAGAACCAGATGAAGCACGTCAATATCTAAAAGACTATTTCAAGTCTGATAAGGATATGATCAAATCAATTGATCGTATCCCTGAAAAACGTATGCCTACAACAGCTGCTTGGTTATGTCGCATTGCCTCAAATCGTAAGCAGGAATTAGATGAGATTGATCGTAAGCGAGTTGATTTTCATATTCAGGAAGCTCTTAAACACAATGAAGAAGTAGAAGCAAAGCCTACTGAACCTAAGATTAAACCTTCTATTCAAGATCGTGTCCGTGAACGTGTATCTGATATCATAGGTGATGTGGAAGCTATTATTGATTCTGGTGAGTTAGTTAATATCTATGAGTGGCTTCAGAAGAATGAGATACCTGCAATGCATGCTAATAAGATTGCAGAGTTCTATAAGCCACTTCGTGATGAATATGTCTATGTGTTAGAGGTTGATAACGAAGGTTACCAACATTATACTAAAGGTCAACTTAAGACTAAACTTGGTTATATTCTTAAGCTTATTGAGGACTGCGAACGCTTTGCAGGTAATGTGAAGAAGGCTCGTGCTCCTCGTAAGAAGAAAGCTCCTACTGCAGAGAAATTGTTGAAACATTTTCAATATCAGAAAGAAAGCAATGAGTATAAATTACAATCGTGTGACCCCGCAACGGTTATCGGCTCTCAAGAACTATGGACCTTTAATACTAAGTCTAAAGTACTTAGCGTGTTTCGGGCTCGTGGGCCTGCTGGTCTTAATATACGGCGCACTGCTATTGATGGGTTTGATAGCGATTCTTCCGTAAGTAAAAAGATTGGTCGTAAAACCGAAGATACAATCAAACAGGTCTTGAACGGTGGTAAAATTGTTCTTAGAAAATTGATGGATAATGTCTCATCTGGACCTACCAAGCTTTCGGAGAGGATAAATAAAGATACCATCCTCCTCAAAGTGGTAAGGTAATGGAAGATAATATTATACAATTCCCCAGTAAGGCAATAAAAGGTTTTCCAAATAATCTTGAGGAATCTTTTGAGCATATTGAAGATGTGAGACGTAATTATTGTGACGAGGTAGCAGCAGACGCATTAGAAGCTGCCTTTTCAGTTCTTTCTTCCTACGGATTGCAGGTTCCACCAGACGAAGAATCAATTAAATGTGTCGTCATGGTAGAGGAAACTCTTAAAGCTATTGTTTATAGAACAAAGAAACTTAGTCATCCGTTTCAAGAATTAGCTGACACAGCCATCACATTGACATCCGGTGCCAAAGAAGAATTATCTAGAATTATTGATGAAAACCAGTTGATCACATAATCTATATACTATATAATTATTAATGTAGATTAATGTGGAAATTATAAAATGATACTTATTGATTTTAACCAGGTCATGATATCCAATCTAATGATGCAGATTGGGAACCATACGAATATCCCTATTGAAGAGGGACTATTTCGTCATATGGTAATCAATTCACTGCGTTCTTATAAACAAAAGTTTGGCGAAGAATATGGTGAGATGGTTATTGCCTGTGATGATAAGAACTATTGGCGTAAGCAAGTATTTCCTTATTACAAAGCTAATCGCAAAAAGAATAGAGAATCTTCTGAGATTGATTGGACAAACGTCTTTGAAATCTTCAATAAGGTGAAGCAAGAAATTAAAGATAACTTTCCCTATCCAGTAATTCAAGTGGATTCGGCAGAGGCGGATGATATTATTGCCTCTCTTGTTAAGACCGCTAAGATTCCTACTAAGATTTTGATCTTGTCAGGTGATAAGGACTTTGTCCAGTTACACACCTATCCCAATGTAAAACAGTATGATCCCGTTCGTAAGAAATGGATCAACCATGATAACCCAGAACGTTACCTTGTAGAGCATATCTTAAAGGGTGACGCTGGTGATGGTGTACCTAATGTTTTATCAGATGATGATACATTTGTTACTGATAAGAGACAGAAACCTTTGACTCAGAAAAAGATTAACAAGATCTATAATGATGGAGCTGTGTTGTTAGATAGTGCAACAGATAGAAACTTTATGCGTAATAAACATATGGTTGATCTGTCAATGGTTCCGGATAGTATTAAAGATGAAGTTCTTAATAAATATAATGGTGAACAAAACAAGGATAAAAGTAAACTGTTCAACTATTTTATAACACATAAACTAAAACATATGATGGAAAATGTAGGTGATTTCTAATGTCATTTGAATTTAAAATGAACTCTGTGGCTAAAGTATTAGCTAAAATTAATGAACT